CTGCGTTTTCCTGTCCACCGGAGGCCGCCAGCTTGTCCCACGCACTTCCAGCCAGCCGCCCGGAGGCTGGCCCCGTTTTCACTCTCCAGAATGTAGGTCACCAGGCGTTTATACCCCATGGCGCGGGCGGCTCTCCACGCGGCGGCGTAAAGCATGGAACAGGCGTTGCGGGTTCCGTCTGTGCAGAGGCGGTTTACCTCCAGCGTCCACCCGTCGTCTAAATGCCGCGCCACAGGTCTGCCCACAATAGCCACGCCCACGATTTTCTCCCCGTCGGAACAGCCTATTGAAAACTTGTGCCCCACCACAGGCCCGTGGTGCCGGTGGTTTTGCTCAACGTATGCGTTGGCCTCTTTCAGCGTCATGGGGGTTATTTCAAGCATTGTCCGCCGCCTCCCGCTCCAATTCTGCGCGGAACCGTTGTTCCAGTTCAAACACGCCGCGCGGCTGCCCTTTGTAATAGCCTTTCATGGGTCTGTCTATCTTCCGTTGCAGGTCTTTCAGGCGCTCCCAGTATTCCGGCAGGTAAATACACATATTCCGCAGCTCTCGCAGGTTCTTGTTACAGCAGCACCAGCACGAAACACGGTCCAGCACGTCATAAAGGCGGATCGTGCCCTCCAGCCACGAAAACCCGTTTTCATAGCAATATGCCAGGGCGTCGGCTTCCGTCATACCCCACTCCGCCAGCGGGTGCAGCTTATACGGCTTCCGTTCTTTTTCCAGGCGCGGCGTTTCGTCGGCAGCTATGCCAACGTAAACCATAGCGTCCCGCGCCTCCGCGTACCTGTCTATGGCTTTCAGTTTCCCCGTGGTTCCCCAGCGGCAGAGGCCGCCACACCAGCCATAACCTTGGTGTGTGCCTTTCTGCTTACTGCAAACCGGCCTTTCCAGCATATCGAACAGGAACGGGTTTTCCGGCTCCAGTCTGGTGTACTTGATCCCCAACTGCTCCAGGCGGGGCAGCATTTGATCCCGCGTGTGGTAAATCGCCTCGAACTCCATTCCGGTGTCGTAGAAAACCACCTCGTTCAGCGGGTAGCCCTTGGCAATCAGCGTTAGGAGCATGGCCAGGCTGTCCTTGCCCCAGCTGACGCTTGCAATATGCCATTTCATTCCGTTTTTGCACCTCCGAACGCCGCCAGGTCGAAACAGGTCTGTTTCCCAACGTACTGGCACCACGCCCATTCCAACATGGCACCGCGGCTGTCCTGGTAGTCCTGCATGAACAGAACCACGTCCGCCGCCTCCATCATGGCGAAACACAGGCGCATATAATCCACGGGGCGCCGCCCCTCCGGCGCCGTGGCGGGGTTCAGGACGATATGGCCCGCCGCCGCCAGCTTCTTTTCCACCTCTCGGAACTTGGCTTTATAACGCCTGTCCCCGGTGATCTTGCCTGATATGTAGATTTTCACAGAAAACCCTCCTATTCGTTGAAAATCTCGAAATACTCCTGGTATGGGTAACCGCTGATCTCATGCCACCCGCTCCGGCAGGTGGATCCGTCGTCGAACTTATACAGCACGGCGCCCTTTCTCGCTTTCGGGTCCTTTCTCCAGCTGGACGCAGGCACGGCGGTGTATGTGATTTCCGGCTTGTCCATGTTCTGCGTTTTGCTGTACCGCTTCCCGCGCTTGCCGATCTCTCTGTACCTCTCCATAGTGGAACGGCTTTCTTTCATCAGGTAGGCGGCCAGCTTGTAGTGGTTGCCGCGCCTGTCCATAGGCTTGAAGCTGATACCGCCGCCGCCTCTTGGGACATTCTCCCACGCCTCCGTGATGATCTCCGGATCCATGCGGGAAATGATAACGTGAATGTGCGGGTTGGTCATGCGCTTGGTTTCTATGACCACCACGGCCTTGAACGTGATCCCGCGCTTTTTACAGATTTTCCGCAGGTTCCGCAGAAAGGCGGCCTTGTTCTCCAGGATTTCCTCGAAAGAACTATCTTTGACGTAGTAGTGGAGAACTGCGTGGAGATCCCTATGGCCGAAATTGGCGTTTATATCCCACCGCAAATGTTCCTCCGCCACCCGCTCGTTGATCCGCTCCTGCTTCTCGGTGGTGTGTCCGGTATTTGGGCCGCGCTTCACTCCTTTGGTGTGAACCCGGAAAGATTGCATTTTCTTGTGTTCGACACACGGACCAGCTTTCACCACCCTATGAACGTAGGCCATGGGTGCCTCCTTTTCTGCTGCTG